ACAACAGGATTTAAAGGGTCTGTATTATCAACCGTTGTTCCTGTCACAGTTTGAACGCCTCCGCCGCCGCTAGTTCTAGTTACGTTAACTTCGATAATATTAGGGCTTACCGTAATATCTACCGTTTCAATCGTTTCTTGTATTACTATATCTACTGCCATTATCTTGAAATATCATCTGTTATAGTAAAAAGTCCACTTATCCAAGTTGAAACAGTATCATCAGCTAAAGTTATCTGAATATCATACTTGTAATTACAAGCGGGTATATCAATAATTTGCTCATCTATTGAAAAGTTCCCACCCGTGCCTGCTTCGGTTGTAAGTGCTGGTGTAAAAGCTACAACGCCACCCGCTTCTTTTCGCAACTGCATTAATATAGTTGACCCCGTTAAATCTAAATTAACGTCATTGACCTTTATATTTATTGGCACTTCTGCGAACGTGTCCCCTCTCTTGTGTGTGAAGTTTACTGTTTTCATTTTTTAAGAATATTTGTAACTTTTTAATATTTTCTTCGGTTCTTTTATCTGTCTTTCTCATATTAATCGGGGATATACCAACGGTTAAAAACAAGCCCGTTTGCTAAAGCTGGAACTATTGTACTATCAGTACTTAAATATTCGGGCAAAGAGTTCAATGCTAGCCACCTTTCTAAACGCCCTTGATACATTTCAGCTTTTAATCTTTGGTTTTGCACAAGATAATCAATTTCTTCTTTATCTAAAGACTGTCCGTTCTCTACCGTTGTCTTAAAAATACCGTTGTTGTTTACTTTGTAAGCACCTATTAAAAGATATTCTACTGCGCTTTGACGAATTAAAAACGGTTTAATGTAATCATCGTACAAAGTCAAATAAAGACCGCTTAAATCATCGTTTTCAAAGTCTAAGCAAATCTTATTGTAAAGCGTTTCTCCTAAAACTTCTTCAACCTTACTTCTTTGAGCGTCTGCAATACAACTTACATACAAATCCACATCAATATTACCACCTAAAAAAGTGTTTTTAGTTAGTTCATTTTCTTTAAGTAAAATAGTTGTTGCCATATTAATTTGCTCTAAAATTATTATTGCTTGGTTCTGCGGGTTGCGCAACTAACGGGTTATTTTCTTGCCACTTTGCTTTAGGTCTGTCTTTTGGGTCTAGTTCCAAAATCATTTTTCGAGCCTCGTTTACTGAAATAGAAGTATTGTTTTTTCTTAAGTAAATTTTACGCTCCCAAAAGTGTTGACAGTTTACCCCGCCTTTGTATAGCCAAATTGAATAAGTATCAGCACCGTTTAAACCTAAACCTTTGTTTACTACTTTGCTCCCCGCTAGTTCAATATCTTCTTTTCGATAAACTTTATTAGCATTTAATAGTTTATTACAAAATTCTCTTTGCCCTACCGAACTACCAGCGTAAGTATATCGCACTTTAAATAAATCCGTATCTTGTTCGCTTGTTGCGTTTGGAAAAGACGAGAAGGTTCTTGCTAGTGATAAAGTAAACTCGTTAATTTTATCTTCGCCTTTGTATTCGATTGCGTCTATTTCTTCCCACTCCTCGTTATCAATATCTTCGCCTAATGCAATAAGTTCATCTGCTACTCCAACAAGTATTTCGTTTTCTTCCGATGAACAACAAACAGTTTGCGCTTTCATTTGCGTTGGTAGTTGTTCTACCTGAACCTCACTTCTCAAACTTTCAAACTCTAATTCAGTATTAATTCCATTAACGCTAACAATATCCATAATACTATCTAAAATTATTTCTTGTTTAGGTTGTATTACGTTTATCATTAATTCGGCAAACCCTACTTTTATTTCTTCTGCGTTGGAACTGAATCCGCTTGCTTCTTTTACACCTACCAACATCGGCGAAGTAAGTTTGTGCGCTGTCATTAACTGCTGTCTAGCTTCTGCGCATAAGTACTCGTATTGTTTGTGCGCCTCTGAAACTTCGGTAGCTGTTATTGTCATTTCAGAATCTTTCCCATCGTTAAAGTTGATAAAGAATTTACCTGAATTATTTGAACCGCTTAAATCAGTTCTAATTTTAGTGATATTCTTTTGTATTTCTGTCTCACTTTCTTGAACACCTCCGTTAACGTTTATGATATACCCCGCACTCAACCCGTTTTTAATGTGATTGATACAATAGTTTTGAAACTCCTCCTCAAACTTCGCCCAACTTAACCCGCTTACATAACTAGGGTTTTTATAATAAAATTGTCCTACTTGATAATCGCCTATAACATAAATTTCCGAGCGTTGACCTAATCCATCACCATAACCAAACGCATCAAATCGAACGGGCTTGTATTTGGTAGGATTTCCAAAATCATAAGAGTACCAATAACCCGTAATATTTCCGTTTTCGTCTGCTACTTCGGGGGCTATTCTTTGCTTTGGAACGTGAAAACCTTTGCGGACTTTACCGTTAATATATTTAACTTCAACCGCTGCCTCGCCAAACATTTCAAAGTCTTTACAAATTCTTCTTAAATCATTTTTAGAAAAGATTGTTTTAGCTTCTTGCAATTGTTTCATATCGCCTTTAGTAGTCAATCCTTTTCCGTAAATAAATTGGGAATAAGAATCTATAATTGCGCTGTTTGTCGTTGATCCGTTATAAGCGTTTATAATGTCTTTATAGAACTCATTATTTTTTCCATTCAATACCCATTTCTTGCCCTGTATCTCTTTGATTTCGGGGCGAATGTAATTTGACATTTCAAGGGCGAAAAACTTTTGAATATCGCTCATAATTATACTTTTAAAATTCCTTTATTCATAAGATAGTTTTCTAAATCTGTTTGAGCCGTTACATAAGCCTTACCAATGTACGTTATAACATCATCCTCTTTTACGGTAACCTCAAAACTTTGCCCCTCCACAAACGTAACGTCTGAAAAGGTAAGATAAAGCATAAAGTTTTGGTAAGCAACCGAAGTAATAGTTATATTTTCTGTGGTGTCTTTTAGTTCATCACGTAAAAAAAGCGTTATTTCCCCGCTATTATAGTACTGTGGGATACATTTAAAAGTAAACGGCGCTGTTAGATTGAATACTATCATACTATTAATACTAAAATTTATCTTTTTGTAACAAAAAAACCCGCCAATAAGACGGGTTTAATTACCAATATCTAAATAATTATGAAACTACCGAGATTGATACGAACGTTTGTAACGCTGTTTTCATTGCTCCATCCAAAAATGGCGAGTTGTTTTTCTCCTCGCCTGTAATTGTTAGAGTGTAACCGCTTAAATCACCACCAGCACCGCCCGTTACTTTAGTCATATTCGACATAGTTCCGTTTTCTGCACCTACAAGCATAACGTTTCCATTATAATCTTCAACAAATACGAACGGTCTACCCGTGCAAATAAGTTGACATTGCGCTTGTAAGTCTGCTGCTAACTTTGGAAGTGTAACCGCCAAAGATTGAGCAACTAAGAAAGTACCGTTGTCTTGTGATTTCGTACCTGTTTCTGTTAGCGCGTTGGTTGTGGCTTTTACTTCGTACTTAAATACTTCGTCTAGCGTTCCTAAACCCGTAACCGCTTCTGCTGCAATAGTAAAGCCGTAAGTGTCGTAGTTAGCGAAGTAAATATTTTTAATCCCGCCTCTTTGGTCTGTACAACCTAGAAGTTTTCCTTTTGTTATTAAACAAGCCATATATTATAAATTTAAAATAAGGGCGATAACTAAACCGCCCTTGTTACTTATTAACCTCCGTAAAGAACTCCTTTTGTAGCTTGTCCTACATTCGCTGCTAAAGTGTAGATTGAACGTACAAACTGTACATCCCCATCGTTTGCCAATTTACCAACTTCAAAACGGTTAACGTCATCAAGTAAATCTGTATTCCAAGATACAGCGGCTTTTCTTTGAGCGTATGCCATCAAGTTGTTAGGTGTAGGTACGAAAAGGATTTCAACACCATTGTAGTAACATTTTGCATCATTCGCTGGCGAATCAAACAAGAAGTTAATTTGTTGTGCTGCTCCTACTGCGTTGTTAGCAATTCTCGCTAATTGTCGCCACGCTCTAGGCGCATAGATAACTGTAGGGGAAACTGTATCTGCTAAATTTTCTGCTGGAATAGCAGCGTAAATTTTAGCCATTTCAGCAGCGATGTTAGCCGCTGTTACAGTTGTACCTGTTACTTTGATGTAACCTCCCAATGCTGCGTTATCGTAAAGTACTTTTGAAAATACCCCATCAACTAAACCTGCTGTTAAAGCTGCTACTGCTGTTTGAGTTGCGGCAGTCATAGAGCCTTGTCCCGCACCCGGCGTTAAAGCCGCAATAGCCACTTTTGTTGCGCTTGTGATACCGCCCCAAAAGATTGATTCAGCATCTTGTGAAACGTTTGGTCCAACCATAGCCAAAACAGATGAAGCGAACTCTGAACTTTCAATATTCCACGCTCCTGGATTCATTGACCGATTGAATCTTGAACTTCTCAAAGACTCTTCCAAGAATGTTTGTTTGTACTCCAATTTCGTTGGGGTAATTGTACGGTCTGTAATATTGATTGAACCGCTTGAACTCAAAGCACTACCTGTGTAAAGTTGCGCCGTTACGTCAACACCCGCTTCGGTAAAGATTGTACCCGCTTTAATGTTGTCGTTAAATGTTACGTATCCGTCGCTAATTGTCTTATTTGCGAATAATACTTCTTCTAAGATTGGTTCTACCGCAACCCCTCTAATGTCTACTGGTGTATAGCTTATTGCCATTGTTTAAAATTTTATTAGTTAAGTGTATTTTTTATTGCTCGTCTTTTTTCCAAAGCTGTCATTTCTTCAAATGGTTTGTCAGCGATTGGCTTTGCTTTTGTTTCTGCGCTTAATTCAACTTTTTGCGCTTTCAATTCTGCGATTTCTTTGGTTAATTCAGCTTTCAGCTTTCCTAATTGTACGCCAACTTCCGTTGACATATTAGTAACTACCGATTTAATTAACGCTTCAAATTTAGCATCCGTTGACATTTCCGTTTCAACTTCTGTTTCAACTTCGGCTGTCATTACTTCTGTAATAATTCCCTCTGCGCTAACTACAATACTCGAACCGTCTTGTAGTTTGTGTGTTCCTTCGGGCGCGGGTGTCTTTGTCCCATCTTCTGCGACAATATCAACTGCGCTACCTACTTCAAAGCTAGTTGCTTCGAGTACCGTTACGCCATCTTCTAACATCATCGTTGCCATTGTTACAGGCTCTTGAGTTATTTCCGCTGGCGGTTCTGCGTTCATAATAGTTTCAAATCCTTTTTTAATAGAATCAACTATTGAACTTCCCAATTTTTCTAAATCCATATATTCACTTTTTAAATTAATTTTCTCTAAATCAAAAACACCGTCGATTGAAAATCCCGTAACTTTACCTGTCTTTACGTATTCATTCCAAACTTCGTCGTTATTAACTTTCATTGTAGCGTACCACGTTCCAATAGGCTCGTTAAATCCGTACTTAACAGACTTGTCATTTACTTCATCTTCTTTTATCCAAGTTTCAACAAAAGAAACATTCTCTATTTGTTTACCATCGTGTTCGATTGTGGAATTATTTTGATAGCCTTGTATAGAAAAGTTTTGCTGAACTTGTCGGATTGTTTCTGCTGGAAATATAATGTTAAAATCCTTTCCTTTATCACTTCTAAAAATCGGTTGGTCGGGAATTAAAACAGCACCTAATAAAATTCTTTTCTCCTCGTTAACCGTTGCTAGTTTAACCTCGCTTTGTTTTGACATAGCTATAAAAGCTACTTCAATAGCAGGGTCATTTACTAACGATATAGCATAAACACCATCGTTTTGATTTGGGTCAAAAAGGACTTTATAAGTTTCCATAATCTAAATACTATTTATTGTTAATGTGTTGCGAATTTTTAACCTATGCTTGCTCCTTTAATCGTATTTCTATCCTCCGACTGTGCGCTTGTGACATCACTAGCCACTACATAGGTTTTAATAGGTGGTTGTTGTTGGTTTGTAGACAATACACCCGCTAATTGATTAACTCCGCTATTTCCTACCACATTGAAGTTTGGGGCGGTTGTGCTTCCCGCACTAGGCGCACCACTAGCACTAGGCGTGCCTCCCGTATTGCCTCCTCCTTTAGGGGTTTTAACTGAAAGGATTTTTTTAACGTTTGCTATTCCAGACGCAACCGCAACGCCCGCTGCAACTGCTCCCAATGCTGGACCAACAATAGGAATACCCGATAACGAGTTATAAGAAGACACTGCACTTTGATAAGTTTCTATTGTTGCTGCTGCTATTGCCGCTGCCTTACCCGCATCTGTGCTTTCTCCTAGTAAGTTTGCTGCTTGTTTTAAAGTGTTTGCGCCCGCTGAAAGCCATTGCTGTCTAGCTTGTTGTTTTTGCTTTTCAATTTCATTTTGTGCGTCAGCGTTGGCTTGTATTATTTTTGTTTGTTCTCCCTCTGCTTTTGCAACTTCCTCAACACCCGCCTCTAAGAGTTTTATTTTTTCATCTTGCGCTTCTTGGTCTAAATTCCTTTGATTAAATTCCGCTTCGTTGGCGGCTATCTGTAAATCGTTTTGACCTTTAGCTACACTGTCATTAAACTCCTTTAGCTCCTTTAACCTTTTTTCTCTAGCCTCTCTTTCTATTTTAGCCGCCTCCTCGCCTTTAGCTTTTAAATCATCATTTGCCTTTTTAGTTGCGTTTGTCTTTTCTTGCAGTACTTCAACTTCATTTTTTTGAACAACCTCTTTTCGATTGTTATAAGCAGCTACTAAAATCTTATCTTGTTCGTGAAATTCTTTTAGACTTTCTTCCGTAACTTTTTGTTGAGCAGCAATAACTTCATCAGACGCACCCGATGATTTTAACATAGCTAAATTATTCCGTTCTCTATTGGCTGTATTTGCAGCAATAGTAGCGTTACTTTTTGCTAAAGCCACTTCTTCGTTAGCGTGTTGTATTGCTAGTTTTCTTAACTCCTCCGTACTTGCTCCAGCAGCCTTTGCCATATCGTACAAATGCCCGTTATTGTCTTTCATAGCATCGCCAGACTTTTTAGCTTGTTTGGCTTGTTCTTCTAATTGTTTAGCATGCTGTTTAATTCCTAGCATAGCCACCTCATTAGCCTCTGAACTATCTTTGAACATTTTAACAAGCGCATATCCTCCCGCAATTAATGCAGTTATAGCCACTACTATTGCGCCTATTGGATTTGCCGCCATTGCTGCGTTCCATAACCATTGCGCCGCCGTGATAACTTTTTGAACAACCGCATAACTTTTAGCTACTGCGCCGAGTTGTTTAAACGAATCTCTAGCCTCGCCAATTTGTTGAAGCCCCGCACTCAAAGCCATTGCGCTTTGAACCTTTAAAAGTGTTTTTTCTACATCTTTACCCTCTGCTCCTATCAATCCTAAACCGCCTTGTACAACTGCAAAGCCACTAGCTACTCCCGATAACGAAGCTGACAAAGCTTTGAACTTTGCATCGGGATTAAACGCATCGGTTAACGCTTTTGCATCGCCTATCTTGTCCTTTAAAACTCCCGCACGTTTAGCCGCTTCAACCGCTTCTTTTGAGGTTGCTCCAAACTTATCGGACAATGCCGCTACATCGGCTTGCGCTGCTTTTAATTGACTGCGTAAAGAACCAACCGCCTCTTCTGCGTTGCCTTGTACGTTTATATTT